ATTTTTTGGGTATTCTCATTGGTTTGATGTGAAGGATGTTGTTGCGTGGCCCAAAGATGCTTTCTTACAAAATATTACTGGACTTCTAGAATATGAAAGATGTTATCTTAACACACAACACCAAAAAGACTTGGTTTTGAATCAAGCAAAAGAAACATTTAATGATAAAACTATTGCAAAATTAAATGATATCCTTACACCACAACACTTGGGGGTAAATGAAAAAGATATTGTTGATGACATTAATGAGACACCAGCAAGGATTATTGTGTTTAATCATCGTCCAGATACTTACAAACACTTCAAAGAATTTATTGCTGTGTGTGATGAATTGTGGAAACTAAGACAAGACTTTAAAGTTTGGATACCATTGTTAGATAAACCTAACCGTGATTATGTTGTAACAACAAAAGGAAGTAAAGAGTGGTATTACAAAAATCTACAGAAGTGTTATATGGGGTTCTCACCTAAACAAACATATGGTGGGTGGAGTGTTGCAACTACAGATGGTATGATGAACGGTGTTCCTTATATAATGTTTGATGACACATACTATCACGAACTAAATGCAAAGGGGGATTTCTTTAAGGATGACCATGAAGCACTTATGTTAATGAACACTTATTTGGATGACCCTCAATTTAGAAATGAACAAGCAGAACAGGCACTAGACTGTATTCGTGAAACTCTAATCTACAGAGATAAGATGAACGAAATGTCTGAATATATGAACTCGTTGTTAGAACAAACTCACTCTATGGGTGACAGTGAAAAATTCACAGACATTCTTAACTGGATTAAGAATAGTGGTAAAGTATCAAAGGAAGAACTAATCGACAAACTTGGTTGGGGAAGAGGTATAAAATGGACACCATATCGAAGGGCTCTAATGAAACACCCCAATGTATATGATGTAAATTCTTCTGAACCAAAATATTGTTGGAGACAATAACTTCTTGACTTCTACAACTTTCTTTGATATAATGACTGATAATCTAACATAGGAAACTGCAACATGATTGACGAAAATCTACTTATTGACTATACTCGTTTTGTGGATGAGGTAACTAGTGATGCCTCAAAAAATCCAGAGGAGTTTGGCGACTCCCTAGATATTATTGACGAAGCTGGTGTTCCCCCAGAACGACTTATTACTGCTGCATTGGGTATGTGCGCCGAAGGTGGCGAATTTACTGAGGTAGTAAAGAAGTGTATTTTTCAAGGGAAACCTATGGATGAACACACAATCTTCCATCTCAAGCGTGAACTTGGTGATGTAATGTGGTATATTGCTCAGGCGTGTATTGCTCTGGACACTACGATTGAAGATGTGATTTATATGAACATCGAAAAGTTAGAGGCCCGATATCCAGATGGGTTTGAATCGTTTCGATCAGAAAACAGAAAACAAGGAGATGTTTAAAATATGGACTTTCTAAAAGAAATTGCTAAGACAGCAGGCAATGAATATGCTGCACTAGTATCAGAGGGCGTTGAAGCGGGTGATGTAGATTCATTTATTGATACTGGTTCTTATATTTTCAACGCACTAATGTCTGGTAGTATCTACGGTGGACTACCATCAAATAAGATTACTGCCGTTGCTGGTGAAAGTGCCACTGGTAAAACCTTCTTTGTGATGGGTATGGTAAAGTCATTCCTTGATGCAAACCCAGATGCTGGTGTGTTGTATTTTGAGTCTGAATCTGCTATCACAAAACAAATGGTTATTGACAGAGGTATTGATGCATCTCGTATGGTTATTCTTCCAGTAACTACAGTTCAAGAATTTAGAACACAGGCAATTCGTGTTCTTGACAAGTATCTTGAAACTTCAGAAGGTGAAAGAAAACCTTTGATGTTGTGTCTTGATTCACTTGGTATGTTGTCTACAACGAAAGAAGTAGAAGATACTGCTGATGGTAAAGAGACTCGTGACATGACACGGGCACAAGTTCTCAAGGCTGCATTTCGTGTATTGACTTTGAAACTTGGTAAAGCAAAAGTTCCAATGGTTGTAACTAACCACACATATGATGTTGTTGGTTCTATGTTCCCAACCAAAGAAATGGGTGGTGGTTCTGGATTGAAATATGCAGCATCATCAATCGTATATCTTTCTAAGAAAAAAGAGAAGGATGGAACAGAAGTTATCGGTAACATTGTTCACTGTAAGAATGCAAAGTCTCGTTTGACTGTTGAAAACAAGATGGTAGATGTTCGTCTAACATATGACAAAGGACTTGACCGTTATTATGGATTGCTTGACCTTGCATTGAAATATGGTATCTTTAAGTCAGTATCAACTCGTATTGAGTTGCCTGATGGAACTAAAACATTTGGTAAAACAATCAACAATAATCCAGAACAGTATTTCACTGATGAAATTATGCAACAATTGGATGTCTGTGCTAGTAAAGAGTTCAAGTATGGTAATCAAGGTGAAGAGTTGATTGATGAGAATGCAGTCTAATGGAAGATTACATTAGGGTATATGAGAATGTAATTACCCCAGATTTTGCAAAACAATTAATTGCAATGTTTGAGGAGAACCCCGAGCAACATGAGACTATTCAACTTGGGGATCACCGTTCTTTTAAACAAGTAACTTTACAAAACCATAAAGATTGGGAGCCCTTTGTTGCTCCTTTGCAAAATGTATTTTATGAATACATTGAAAACTATATGAGTGATTGTAATATTACACCTAAGATGTTTCCACAACAATTTGCATTTGAACAGTTTAGACTAAAACGATATCTGCCCAATGGGGAAGATCATTTTGATGACCATGTTGATGTTGGTGATATTAACTCTGCAAGAAGGTTCTTAGTATTCTTCTTGTATCTTGACCATAATGAAGGTGGACATACAGATTTCCCACAAGGAAATATTTCTGTTCAACCACAAACTGGTAGAATGTTAATGTTCCCCCCAATGTGGACACATCTTCATGCTGGTAGAAAACCGATTGATAAACCGAAATACATTATAGGGAGTTATCTACATTATGTCTAGTTTAAAAGACATGTATACCTATGTCGAAAACAAAGATAAAACTTGGACTGGCATTGGACTGACTGAAAAGGCAGGAAAATATCAAGGGGTTGTGTATAAGTATGGTAAAGTAGATATTAAAGAGGATGAAGAAAACGATACCGCCTCTTTACAATTTGAGTGGGATATGTTAGACTCTAATGGACTACCAAAAGAAATGATTGGGGATGACTTCTTCAAACTTATTGGTGATATACTACAAGAAATAATTCGTGAACAATTAGATAAGGAAGATTTGCAATATGTCAACACAGACAATAGAGAGAACAACCCTCAGTAATCTAGTTTATAATGAACCTTACGCTCGTAAGGTTTTACCATTTATTAAACCAGAGTATTTTTCTGACAAAACAGAAAGAGTTATATTTGAGGAAATCCATAACTTTATGGATAAGTATGGGAATCAACCCACAAAAGAAACCCTCTCTATTGAGCTTGATAATCGTAAAGATTTGAATGAAGAAGAATTCAAAAGAGTTCTAGATGTTATTAAAACATTGTCTCATGCTGAAGTTGATATGCAGTGGTTGGTTGATACCACTGAAAAGTTCTGTAAAGACAAAGCAGTTTACAATGCTATTCTGAATGGTATTCAGATTATTGAGGGTAAAGACAAAACACATACCTCAGAAGCAATTCCATCTATCCTATCTGAAGCACTTGCAGTTGCATTTGATCAACATGTCGGACATGACTATATTGAAAATGCAGATGAACGATTTGATTTCTATCACAAGAAAGAAGAAAAACTTGAATTTGATTTGGAGTATTTTAACAAGATTACAAAAGGTGGACTTCCACAGAAAACACTAAACATTGCACTTGCTGGAACTGGTGTTGGTAAATCGTTGTTTATGTGTCACATGGCAGCATCGACTTTGATGCAAGGTAAGAATGTTCTCTATATCACTATGGAGATGGCAGAAGAACGAATTGCAGAACGTATTGATGCAAATTTGATGAATATCACAATGGATGACTTGCATGACCTTCCAAAGAAAATGTTCACAGATAAGTTATCTAAAATCCAATCTAAGACAAATGGTAAACTTGTTATCAAAGAATATCCAACTGCATCTGCTCATAGTGGACACTTTCGAGCATTGATTAAAGAACTCGCATTAAAGAAGTCTTTCAAACCAGATATCATTTTTATTGATTACTTGAATATCTGTTCATCTTCTCGTTTCAAAGGTAATGCAACAATCGGTTCATATTTCTATATCAAATCTATTGCAGAAGAGTTGCGTGGACTTGCAGTAGAAAACAATGTTCCTATTATGTCTGCAACCCAGACTACTCGTGGTGGATATGCAAATTCTGATGTTGGACTAGAAGATACCTCAGAATCGTTTGGTTTGCCTGCTACTGCCGATCTAATGTTTGCTTTGATTTCTACAGATGAACTAGAATCTCTTAATCAGATTATGGTGAAGCAGTTGAAGAATCGTTATAATGACCCAGGCTTGAACAAAAGGTTTGTTGTGGGTATTGATAGGGCCCGAATGAAGTTGTATGATTGTGAACAAGAAGCACAGGATGATTTGGTTGATTCTGGACAAGAGGATGATACACCAGTATTTGACAAAGGACAGAACTCAAAATACGACAAATTCAACGATATTAAGTTCTAAAAACAAAACTGTTGACATTTACCAGATACTCAAGTATTATAAATAGAATGAGAATAATATTTGTATAAATGGGAAAGTGTAACAATGCTAGAGTTCAAACAGTTTTCAGAAGCTTATAATGTTCCTATATCTTCACCAGAAGATGTAGACAGCTTTGATACTAAACAGGACAAAGACTCCCTTAAAAAACTAATTGCACATCTAAACTCTTTGGGTTTGGAAGAAATTCCTGTTGCTGGCGGATCGAATAAGATTAAGATTCGTGGTGCCAGTGATCAAGACACTCAAGATAAAATAAAGTCTTGGATGAAAGAGAACACCCCAGAATTGAGTGGTGTTACTTTTGGTCAAGGTTCTATTGGTAAGGATGGAGTTAAAATCAGCGAAACCACACAAGAGATGATGGTTGCCGCTTTGGTTCTTAATTCTATAAAGGGTGGTTCTGTTTCAGAAGCAGAAGCAGTAAAAATGATTGATGGTGCTAAGAAAGTCTTTGATAAGATTGAAGGTGCATCTGCTCGATCAGATTTAGTAGATCAGTTTAATGGAAACTTTAATGACCTTGCAACTGCTATTTCCTCTTCTGATGCTATTCTAAAACTAGTTCCAGTTCCAACAAAAGTTTACTGGACAGGTAAAGGTTGGCACTCAGATATTGCAAAATACAATCCGCCTGTTGGTGGAGTAAAAGATTATAATTCGTCTGACATTGTTGTTAAGAGTGCAGATGGTGTTTATCATGGGTTCTCTCTAAAGAAAAAAGGTAAGTCAACTGATGTTGATCCTACTCTTATTAACAAACCAATTACTGGTGATGTTGGTATTCTCAAAGATATTTTGGGAACAAAGAATGTAGAGTCTGTAG